GCCCGATCCGCAGATCGAGAACCCCGGCATGTTCGCCGAGAACGGCGTGCGCCCCTCGAAGTAGATGCCTCAAACCGAAAATCCCGAGACCGACGCGCAGTCGCCAGAGTCGCAGAGCGCCGAGCCTGAGCAGGATCTCAAGCTGGGGCAGCTCGGCCCCTTCGACTACTCCGCCGAGCCGTTCCTCGAGCTGAGCGATGAGGAAAAGAATGCCGTCAAGAAACTCATTCGCGATTGTTCGAAGCGCGACACAGCAGCGCGCCGGATGGAAGTCGAGCAAGCCTGGGAAGCGCGTTTGTTTAAACGCGGATATCAGTATCTTTTACCGAGACGTGGCGGTGGCTGGTCCCTTCCTAGTCCCACGACGGGCTTTGGTGCTGGAAAACAGGTCCAGCAGGCCGCGCTCTACGAAACCAATATCTACGGAGCGCACTGCGACATCGTGACGTCAGCACTGGTCCGCGACATCCCGCAGTGCCGCTTCGAACCCTTCAATCCTTCCTATGATCCGGATATCACCGCCGCCGACGCCGCGGAAGACTACGCGGAAATCTTCGCCCGCGCCAACGATCTCCGCATGCTTCACACTCAGGCCGCGGATTACATGTGTACCGATGGCCGCGTGCTCTTTGTCACCTACACCGTTCTCGATGGCCAGCGTTTTGGCTATGAAGATCCGGAGGACGACAACCCGGTAGTGCCAGAGGACGAAACCACCGGAGCGCCGGAAAGTCCGAACGAAGATGAAGGGCAAGAAGAAGCCAAAGAGCTCAACGATTCGCCGCTTGATGGTTCTGAAGTCGGGAAAAAGACAGGCAGGAAGCCGCGGGCTCGAGAAGTGACTCGCTGCTACGGCAAGCTCGAGCACAAAGTGCCCATCCAGACGCAGTCGATCTCTGAGATGGATTTCGTGCAGGCTTTCGAGGATGTGTTCGTGGGCCGCGCCAAAGGAATGTTTCCCTGGGTCGCGGAGAAGATCAAACCCGGCGGACAAGGCACATCGGAAACCGAACTCGATCGCACCGCCCGGGTGAACTGTGCTCTTTCCTTACCGGGAACCTACGTGACCGGCGACAGCTTCAACCGGGACTGCACGGTTCAGTGGAACTGGCTGCGTCCGCAGGCCTTCATGGAGATTCCGAACGAACAAGGTGTGCGCGATTCGATCATGCAAAAAGCTCCGGACGGGATGCTTGCGGTCTACGCCGGCGACACCTTCTGCTATGCGCGCAACGAATCGATGGACGATCACTGCCACATACTGCAGTGCTTCCCCGGTTCCGGGCAGAACCGCATTGCACTGATGTCGAAGGTTCTCTCGCTGCAAAAGCGTCTCAACAATTTAATCGATTTGCTTTTCGACTACTTTACTCGCTGCGTGCCCCGCACCTGGTTGCCCGAGCCCATGATCAACGTGGAAGCAGTGCAGGCGCAGGGCAACGTCCCCGGTTGTTACAGCCCATATCTGTATCAGAATGGCGTCGAGCTGAAAAACGCCATCGTCGTCGAAGACGCGCCACAGCCAAACCCGATGTTGTGTCAGGTGATCCAGGATTTATTCAACAGCTTCGCCGAGATGCTTTCCGGCGCGCTGCCTTCCCTGTTTGGCGCGGAATCGAACACCGACACAGTGGGCGGAATTGCGATGCAGCGGGACCAGGCCCTCGGCCGATTGTCTTCTCCGTGGGGCGCATTGCAGAGCGCGACCGCTGTCTACTTCCGTCAAGCCGTGGGATGCGCCGCCGCCTGCCGCGAGAAGCTGGGGCAGATGACGCTCGCGCAATCGGTGAAGGGAAAAACCGTCAGCGTGGATGCGTCCGCGCTCAAAGGCAAAGTTCTCTGCTTCCCCGAAGTCGATTCCAATTTCCCTGAAACCTGGACGCAGCGCCAATCACGCTTCCAGCAGATCATGGCCGAAGGCCAACAGAATGCGGCCATTCAACGCCTGCTCGCGCTCCCGAAGAACATGAAGATCGCGAAAGATGCCATGGGCTTCACCGAACTCGATATCCCGGAAGCGGCCTCGGTCGATAAGCAGCTGGGAGAGTTCGAGGTTTTACTGAAAAACGGGCCGCAACCCAATCCCGCAATCAGCCAGGCACAAGACCAACTCAAGCAGCACGCGCAGGAAGCGGAATCCGAAGGCCCCGAGGCCATGCAGCAATTTGAACAGCTGCTCCCCCAAGCCACTGCCGCGCTCAAGGGTCTCGCTCAGAAAGTTTCGACCATTCCGGTGATGCAGGACGGCTCTGAGGATCACTCCACTGAAGCGCAGGTCTGTATGGACTGGCTGATCTCGCCCGAAGGCCGCAAATTCAAGCGGGGCACGCCGGAAGAAAGAGCGGCCTGGTCGAATGTTCATCTTCACTGGTCTGAACACGATGCCATGGCGAAGAAGCTGGCGCCGCCGCCTCAAACCAAGCCACCGAGTGAATCTGTCTCCGCGGCGGTCGATAAAATGCCGCCCGCGCTGGCCGCGCAGCTGCTCGGCAAGTTCTACGGCATCAATGCGGACCAGAAAGATTTCGAACAGCAGGACGCAACCGAAACCGAGCAACAGATCACCGAGAAAGCCGCCGACTTCGGGCACGGCGTGATTCCGCCGGTGAATGGAAAACCGCCACTCTCAGGAGTTGTGTAACTTATGAATCACATTCTCAAATCTCTTTTCAACTGGCTTCTGTTTGCGGGGACGAACTTCTTCGCCGCGGGAGCCGTGATCGATGCAGGGGCAACGGATGGCGCGACGGAAACCACGGTCGATGATGGAACTACTGTTTCGGACGGGAATGTCGCTGCAGGGGATGGCACTGAGGCAGGCGGGGAGACTGACGGGAATCAGGGTACCGAAAACGCCGCCGACAAAGCCGGCGACAGCCGCACTCTCCCGAAAAACGTCCAAGGCGCGTTAAAGACCCTCAAGGAAGCGCATCCAGAACTCGCCAAGGAACTCGACGAGCTGCGGAAAGGCTACTTCGACAGCCGCGGCCACCGAGAATTCTTCAAATCACCGGCAGAAGCCAGGCAGGCGAAAGCCACCCTCGAGCTCGTCGGCGGATCCGAAGGTATCGCCACTCTTCAGTCTCAGGTTGCTGCCGTTGAGATGGTCGACACCGCTTTCGAGCAGGGCGATCCGAAGGTGCTCGACGACATCGCCAGCGATTTTCCCGAGGGCTTCAAGAAGCTGGTCGCGCCCGCGCTCGACAAACTGCAATCGCTCGATCCGAAATCCTATGCCGCCACCCTTCAGCCGCACACCTTCGCGGCCATGGAAGCCGCGGGCCTGGGACCGGTGCTCGACGCCGTCGGACAAGCCCTTGCCGCAAACGATCTCGAGAAGGCGAAAGACCTGATCGGAAAATCTCTCGCCTGGTATCAGGGCCAGAAGCAGCAAGCCGGTACGCGGCAGAAGACCGACGATCCCGAACGGGTGAAATTCGAGAGCGACAAAGCTAAGTTCCAGGGTGAAAAAGAACAGTCCTTCCGCCAGGACATCGGGCGGCAGACGCTCTCCAATCAAGCCAGCGAAATCAATAAGGCCCTCGCGCCCTACCTGAAATCGAGAGCCCTGGGCGCGGACGCGAAAGCCGATCTTGCCGACGGCATCAACCGCGAAGTCAACCGCTTGCTGAAAGCCGATGGCACCTACCAATCGCAGGTGAAAGCGCTGCTCGCCTCGAAAACGCGGGACGCCGGCAAGATTGTGCAGTACATCAACGCAGCGGTTGCCGAAGCCGCGCCGAAAGCCGTGAAAGCACTCTGGGCGCGCCGCTACGGGTCAACTCCCGTAACCAGAGCTGCAGTGAGGCCGGGAGAGCAGAAAGCCGTCGTACAGAATCCGGCGAGCTCCGGCCCGCTGAAGATTTCCGCCAAGCCCAAACGTGAAGACGTGGACTGGGCGAAGACCAAAGACATTCTCTACATCACCTCGAAGGCCTACATGAAGGCCGGTCCCTATAAAGGGAAGCTGGTGACGTGGTAACAAGTTTTCACCCCGGCAGGTACGCGGTCGCAGCCCGCGCCAACAACTCGTGCCCTGCCGACTCAGGACGCTCCACCGGATGACCTCGGGTAAGGTCGCCGTTCCATCGCTCGTGTTGCACTCAGGACAAAACGTTCGGATGAGATTTGCTTTAAGCGAGAAATCTCATGGCACCATTACAAGAAGTAGCGGTTGAAGCGATTGAGTTAGACGCCTTCAGTAAAAACATCGAGGATCTGATCTTCGAGGGTGCGTCGTTCTACTCCTTCGCCAAGAAGAATTTCACTTCGGTCCCATCGTCCTATATCACTGCCGGCGGCGCGACCACGCGTCCCTCGGCGCGCGTTCCCATGCGCATCCAGTCCGGCGCACCGATTGCCCAGGGAACGGGCAACGGCGACGGTATCGGGCGCGGCACCGGTTCGCAGTGGCAGTCCTTCGTTCTCTCTCCTGTCGTCGTCCTCGCAGCCAACGAAATCACCTGGCTGGCGAAGAAAGCGACGGAAGGCAAAGAGCGAGGATTGTTCAACGTTTCCGCGCAGGAACTCAAGAACTCGCTGGCTTCGGCCACGCAAGGCATTGAGGGCCTGATGAACGGCGACGGCTCCGGGGAAGTCGATCAGATTCCCTCGACCGCCACCGTCAGCTCGAACTCCGGTTCCGGCGCGCAAACCAGCTTCATCTCCGGCATGAACGTCGTGGCCGGATTCACCGACCAGCAGATCGTGCAGATCTTCCCCTCCGAAGGCGGAGCAGTCCGCGGGACGGCGACGATCAGCTATGTGGATCCAGTTTCGAACACGCTCTATTTTTCGACCGTGTTGCCTTCGACCGGCGGCGCCACCGCGACCGGCGACTACATCATGGTCAACGGAACCTCGGGTGCCGTGGGCGCATCGATCCTCGGATTGCGCGCCTGGCAGGTGAACTCGAACACCGGAACTCTGGCGGGATTGAATCGGGCTTTATATCCGTCCCGATTGTCGACTCCGACCATC